ATTATCATTTTGTCGATTCTATTGAAAACCTTTTGCTCGTCCGTGCAATTACGCATAACATTTGCGGCCATTCTGACCCGCACGCAACCGCCCGCCTGTAACTTGAAAACATTTTTCTTCCCCATCTTTGGGGACAAACCAACCCAATGGACGCAATCATCCAAGAGCGTTTCGACGCGCTGGCCGCCGACTACGAGCGGCGCGGCATCATCACCCCGGGCATTCGCTCGCTTATCTACACCCTCGCCTGTGTGGAAATCGAGGAGGAGGAGTTGCAAAACTACGTGCGCAAGAACGGCACAACCTACGAGACCACCGGACACAACGGGCAACTGTATTCCAAGCAGCGCCCGGAGTGGCAGCAACTGCGGGACAATCGCCAGCGGAAAACCGCCATCGTGAAGTCACTTGAGGCCAAGATGAACCAAGAGATGGAGGAGGATGAACTCGACAAGTTCCTTGAGTGACCCCAGCCCGACGGGATACTGGTACGACGAGGATGCAGCCGAGCGCGTAGTCAACTTCATCGAGCGGTTTTGCTCGCACGTCAAAGGCCACACCGGCCCGTTCCTGCTGGAGGAATGGCAGAAGAACGACATCATCCGCCCGCTCTTCGGGTGGAAGAGGGCAGACGGTCGGCGCAAGTTCAGACAATGCTACATCGAGATCCCGCGAAAGAACGGCAAGTCCAACCTCGTCGCTGCCATCGCGCTCTACCTGCTGGTGGCGGAGCAGGAGGAGGGGGCGGAGATTATCAGCGCGGCCGGTGACCGCAATCAGGCGCGCATCGTCTTCGACATTGCCGCCGCCATGGTCGGCCAGAACAAGAACCTGTCGTCCAGGTGCCGAACCTTGCAGCACGCCATCTACTACAAGAATTCATTTTACAAATCCATCAGCGCAGAGGCCCGAACGAAGCACGGATTTAACTGCTCGGCGGTCTTGTTCGACGAGTTGCACACGCAGCGCGACCGGGAACTGTACGACGTACTGACGACGTCCGTGGCGGCCCGTGAGCAGCCGCTCATCATCATGCTCACCACGGCCGGCTACGACACTACGTCCATCTGCTACGAGGTGCATGACTACGCCGAGCGCGTGCTGTCCGGGGAGGTGGTGGACGAGACGTTCCTGCCTGTCCTTTACCGGGCCAGCAAAGACGACGACTGGACGCAGGAGGCCACATGGCGCAAAGCAAATCCGGGCTTTGGCACCATCTGCAAAGCGGAGTATTTTGAGCAGGAAGTAGCCAAATGCCAAGCCAACCCGGCGGTGCTGAACACCTTCCTGCGGCTGCACCTGAACATTTGGACGGGCGCGGATTCCGCGTGGATTACCGACGCGGAGTTCATGCGCGGGGCGGTGACCCTACCGCCCGACGACTACCTCGCCAAACTGCCCTGCTGGGGTGGCCTTGACCTTGCGTCCACCCGCGACTTGACGGCCTTCGCGCTCATCTTCAAGGACGAACGCAAGGGCTTGTATTACCTGAAAGTTCACCAATTCGTGAACGAGGAACGCAGCCAAATGCGCAAAAGCGAGGGGGTGGATTACCTGCGCTTCGAGCGGGACGGCGACCTGACCATCACCGCCGGCAACGTCACCGACTTCCGCGTGGTTCGTGACCACATCCTTGCGGCCGCCGACAAGTTCCAAATCCAAGCCGTGGCCTACGACCAGCGGTTCAGCACGTACATCGTCCCCGACCTCATCGACGAGGGCGTAGATATGCAGCCCATGGGTCAGGGATTCCTGCACATCTCCACCCCCACGAAGATGTTCGAAATGGAGATGCTGAAGGGCACGCTCATCCACGGCGGCAACGCCTGCCTGCGGTGGCAGATGGGCTGCGTGAAAATCGACCGGGACGCCGCCGACAACATCAAGGTCACCAAGAACCGCAGCCGCTTCGGGCAGATGGTGGACGGCGTGGTGGCCAGCATCATGGCCTACGGGGCGATGCTGAACGGCGACGACGGCGACGATGTCATCACCACCGTGATCACGCTCTAATTCATCTACCCTAATTTAGCCGCAATGTTCGACCGCATCCGCACCCTATTCCAACGGCGCGCCCGCGTCGCATACACGGGCAGCAACGAGTTTTGGAACTCTACCGCCTACACCATGCGCACGCGCTCCGGGGCGATGGTGGGCAAGGAGAACGCCCTGACCGTGGCCACCGTCTACGCCTGCGTGCGGGCCGTTTCGCAGACGATTGGGTACATGAACTTGAACGTCTTGGAGCGCATCGACAGCGGGCGGCGGCTGGCCTACAACCACCCGGCGCATCAGCTTTGCGCCATCCGCCCGAACGAGTACCAGACGCCTTACGAGTTCTGGGAAACGATCACCGCGATGGCCCTCACGTACGGCAAGGCTTACGCGCACATCGAGCGCAACAACTTCGACGGGCGGCCAATGGCCCTGCACATCCTGCACACCAACGACTGCACCTTGATGCGCCTGAACGGGCGGCTATTCGTCCGGCACACGGAGTTCGGGGACATCAAGTACGAGGACGTTCTTGCCATCAGCTGCATCAACGGCAAGTCGCCGGTGGAGTTGCACCAAGAGAACATCGGCATCGCCAAGGCGGCCGAGAACTACGGGGCGGATTTCTTTGGCTCTGACGGGTCGATGCTGGGCATCTTGTCCACGGACAACCCCATCAAAACCGAGCAGATGAACGCGGTGCGGTCGTCGTGGCAGACGGGCGGCATTGGGGTGAAGGTGTTGCCATTCGGGTTTAAATACCAACAAATCAGCCTACCGCCGGAGCAGGCGCAATTCCTGCAAACCCGCCGCTATTCCGACGAAACCATCTGCACCATCATGGGCGTGCCGCCCTACATTGTGGGGGTGGCGACTCAGACGACGTTCAACAACACGGAAGAGCAGGGGCGCAACTTCGCCCGGCACACCATCGTTCCATGGGCAACCCGCATCGAGCAGGAGGTGAACCTGAAGTTGATCCCGGAATTTGAGCGGGAGGACTTTTTCGCAAAGTTCAACATGCAGGACTTGCTTCGCGGGGACACGAAAGCACGCAGCGACTTCTATCACCAGATGCTCACGGACGGCGTCTTCACTATCAACGAGGTGCGGCGGATGGAGGACTACAACACCATCGGCGCGCAGGGCGACCTGCACCTCGTCCAAGTCAATCAGCTGGACCTTGGCAGCATGGCCGAATACAGTGCTAAAATCTCAAGCAATGCCGTATAAAAAGAAAGCTGACAAGGTGGCTCCACCTGCGCCAGCGCCTACGAGTTTGGGCGACCTGCTTGACGCGCACGGTTCAGACAAAAACACCGTGCATTCCTACGGCCCGGTTTATGACCTCATCTTCGCGCAGCAACTGGTCAAAAACCGACCGCTGAAGGTGTTGGAAATCGGCGTCTACAAAGGCGCATCCCTCCAGGCATTTGCCTCGCTTCCCTACGTGCAAACGGTGGTCGGCATCGACAACACCGCATCGGGCGTAGCGGAACCGCAAGGATTGAACATCGACAAGGTAAAGGTCTATTGGGGTGCGGAGTTTGATGCCTACTGCGACGACACGTTGCAGATGCTGCTGGATGTTCATGGCAAGTTCGACGTCATCATCGACGACGGCCCGCATACGTGGGACTCGCAGGTGTATTTTCTCAAGAATTACGACGTGCTTCTTGAAGACGGCGGGGTGCTTGTCTGTGAAGACATTTGGGAGCGGCACGCGCAGCGCCTCGCCTCATTGCAGAAAGAGTTGAATTTGTACGTTCTGGACTTGCGTTTGAACAAAAACGCCCACGCCAACGAGTTGATTGCGCTCAAATACAAGCACGCAAATGCCGTATAACGACTACCCCCAAGAGGTCAGCGACAACGCTCGGCGCGGCATCGAACTGAACGACGCGGTGGATGGCCGCTGCGCTACGGACGTGGGCAAGGAGACGGCGCGCATCCTCGCCAACCGCGAGATGATTAGCGAAGAGCGGACGGTGCGGATGTTCTCGTTTCTGTCCCGCGCCCGCACCTACTACAACCCCGACGACACGGAGGCTTGCGGTACCATCTCCTACCTCCTTTGGGGTGGCGACGCTGGACTATCTTGGGCAGCCGATAAGGTCGAAGACATGAACGAAACGGAAGAAGACGAAGAAGACGACGACGACATGGAAGACAATACCAGAAACAACGAGGCGCAACTACGCGCCCGCTACGGCGACAACGTCGAAGTGCGCGCCGTGGAGGTTCGCGCCCAGGAGGACATGACCATCGAAGGTTACGCCTCGGTGTTCGGCGATGAGTACGACCTCGGCTACTTCACCGAGCGCGTGGCGCCGGGGGCATTTGATGGCCGCACGAACGACGACGTGCGCCTGCTCATCAACCACACGGGTGTGCCCCTCGCTCGCACGACGAACAACACCCTCACGCTGACCATCGACGAGCGCGGCCTGCACTACCGCGCGAAACTTGCCGACACGCAAGAGGGGCGTGATCTGTACACCCTCATCCAACGGGGCGACATCACCCAATCCTCCTTCGCCTTTACCATCGCGGAAGACGAGTGGAGCGGCGACCGGCGCACCCGCACCATCAACCGGGTCGGGCAGTTGTACGATGTCAGCCCGGTCACCTACCCCGCTTCGCCCACGACCACCGTGCAAGCGCGGGAGATGGCCACGTACACGCAGCCCGAGCCGGCGCCCGCACCGGTCACAGAGGCTGAACCCGAAATTGTAGCAACCCCTATCTTTGAACGCAAATCAGATAAATTCCAGACCATGAATCTCAATGACATGAAGGCGCTCCGCGCCAACAAAATCAGCCAACTGTCTGCCCTGAGCGAGGGAGCCACGTTGCAGGCCCGCGGATACACCGAGGGAGAGGAAACCACCATCGACACCCTGACCGCTGACATCGCAGAACTCGACGCGAAAATCGAGCGCGCGGAGAAGGTGGAGGCGCAGGTGGCACGTGCCGCTTTCGGCGCTGCTGCAAGCAAGAGCGAGGTGGTCGAGCAGTCCAAAATTCAGGAGCGTTACAGCATCAGCAAGTTGGTACGCGAGTCGATGACGGGTCGCCTCACCGGCCTCGAGGCAGAGATGAGCCAGCAGGCTGCCGCCGACCTGAAGAACGCAGGCGTAGGCGTCCGCGGCTTGGCGCAGATTCCCGGCTTCATCCTGCGGAACACCTCGACCATCGGCGGCACGAACGTACCGGGTCAATCCAACACCAACGTGTTGGAGGCCTTGGTTCCCACGCCCATCTTGGAGCAGGCGGGTGCAAACGTGTTGCGCGGTTTGGCTGGTAATATCAACTTGCCATCGCTCAACGACGGCACGGACATCATCAACGAAACGGCTTCGGCTACGGGTGCCGCTGCCATCGCAGCGCGTCAGTTGTCTCCGCAGCGTGTTGCGTCTCGCATCGACATCACCAACGAGTTGCTGGCCGCAATGAACCAAAGCATCGACGCGACGGTTCAGCGCCAGTTCGCACGGGCTTCTGCCGCGCAAATCGACGAGATGTTCCTTGTGAAAGTCATCGCTGCTGCTGCTTCGACCTTCGTGAAGCGTAACGAGACCGCAGCCGCTAACGTCGCGGGCTTGACCTCGCAGGTGGCTTCTGGCCTCATCGGTGCCCTCGGCAATGCCAACGCTTTGACCAACTCTACGGCGTTCATCACGTCGCACGGGTTGCTGGCTACGGCGCGCTACACGCCCACCGTTTCCGGCGGTGCAATTCCGATCATGCAGGATAACGCAATCTTCGGCTACAACGCCTACGGAACGTCTTTGGCTGCGGCCGGCCTCATCACGGATGCGAACTACGACATCTACTCCGAGGTGTACGCAAACTCCACCGCGTCGACGACTATCAACAACGAGGCTGACCTCGTGCCCATCGTCATCGCCAACATGGAGAACTGCTACGTGGCATACTGGGGTGGTGGCGCGGCGGACCTCGTCATCGACCCTTACACCTTGGCTGCGACGGGTATCACCCGCCTCATCCTCAACATGTACGCAGACGCGGACTTCGCTCACACGGGCGACGTTCGGTTCACGGTCGGCGCATAAGCTGTGCGATTGGTTGTTGGTTGGGAAGGCCGGGGCATCGTCCCCGGCTTTCTTATTTTTACCCCATGACAATGCGCTACCAACGGGCCGCCGAACCCACGGACACCAATTTCATCACCCTCACCAACCTCAAGAACTACCTTCGAGTGGATGGGGCGGATGACGACACCACGCTCGGCTTTCTGCTGACCTCCGCGCGGCAGGCGTGCGAGGAATACACCGGGCGGCTATTCGGCAGCGGTACGGTGACCTACTACATGGACTCGTTCGTGGACTCGCCATTTCCTGCAGGGCCGGTGACGGCCATCTCATCGGTGCAGTTCTACGACATCGACAACGTCCTGCAAACCCTTTCCACCGCCCGGTGGTACGCTGACCTTGTGGGCACGCCGCAGCGCATCGCCTTTGACGCGCCGCCGGCGGTCTACCTCGAACGTTACAATCAGGTCATCATCAACGCCACGGCAGGTCATAGCACCGTGCCCGGCCCCATCTTGCAGGCCATCCGCATCCTCGCGGGCCACTTTTACGAGAACCGGCAGGCGGTGCTGACTGGAACGATTGCCACCGAACTGCCCATTGGCGTGCATGCGCTGCTGGCACCTTACCGCGTCTACGCATGAGAATCGGCAAACTTGACCGCCGCATCGTCATCGAGCAGCAGGTCACCGCGAAGGATGATTGGAATTACGACTACACGACGTGGACGACCTACGCCACCGTGTGGGCCAACAAGATGGACAAGGGCGTCACGGAGCGCGAAGAGGTGGACCGGCAGACGGCCCTCACCCGGACCATCTGGAACATCCGCTACAACTCCGGGGTGAACGCCACTATGCGCATCAGCTTCGGGGGCTTGTACTACTACATCACCGGCGTGGAGGAAGTGAACCGCCGGCAGGAGATGAACGTCTACACCGAACTGCGGAACTGATGGCAGTCAAGTTCGGCGTAGATCCCGCCAGCGTCAAAGCCATCGAGGCGGCCCTCAAAGCCATCCCGCTGGAGTTAAAGGGCAAGCCCATCGAGAACGCGCAGCGCAGCGCGGTCATCCCGTTCAAGAAGGAGGCTTCGCGCCTCGGCAACGAGTTGCCAGGAACGGGCGCGTGGGCCAAAGCGCAGGTCATTACGACAGGCGACGACAAGCGGTTCAAGCCCTACGTCGTGGTGCGCACCGGACCCAAGCGCTTCAACGTCTTCAGCGCCTCGCCATACCTCGACGAGGGCAAGGGCTACGTCGCCCGGCCCATCCGATACAATCACCTCATCCAAGCCGGCCAAGGTGCATCGGAGCGCACCGGGGGCGTGGGCAAGAAGGTGGGCATCGTTCGACCGTTCAGCCGGGGCTTCAAGTTTGGCACGGTGGATGGGCGGCGCAAGACGGGGCGCGGGGCGTTCACGGTGCGCAACGCGGAGAGCGGCAAGGTGCATCGCATCGCGTCCATCAAGCACCCCGGCTTCAAGGGGCACAACCTGTATCAGGAGGCGTTTGATAGCAAGAAGGGAGTGGTGGAGCAGAAGTTCAGCAGGGACGTAGTTAAGGTCATCGAACGGTTCAAAAAACGCAAGGGATTCCAATGATTAACCTCATCATCGACATCCTTAAAGCGGATGCCAACATCACGGCCATTACCACCACAAGCCGCATCTATCCCGTCTCTCGGCTGGAGGGCGGGGTGATTCCGGCCATCGTGGTGCAGCTGACCAACACCGACCCGGCGGACACGCACGACAACACGACCAACATGGACGTGCACACCGTCCAAGTCACGGTCATCGAGGACAAGCCCAAGGAGGCGCACGCCCTTGCGGAGTTGTGCCGCTCGGCGCTCGACGGCTACACCGGCGGGACAATTGCCGAGTGCCGATTCATCAACCAAGCAACCGACGTCTTCGAGTCCATCGACCTGTACACGCAGACGATGCTGTTTCGGGTCATGCTGGTGCGCGACAACGTCACCCTGCCAACTGCGCTTGCAGACCTCGGCATCTTCGAACTCGACGACGTCAGCGATGTCAACGCACCCAACCCCACCGACGGGCAGGCGCTCATCTACGACGACGCCACCAGCACGTGGATTCCAGGCGATGTGAGCGCCACCCTCGCGGCCCTGACCGACGTCAACTTGGACGAGCCGCTTGATCGCGAGGCTCTCGTGTACGACGAGGCCACCACCTCATGGATAAACGGCGGCCCGGCGAAGGTGGATGTGCCCGTCTTCAACAATACATTCAACACAATCACCAAAGGCCAGGTCATTCAGTT